CAAAAACCAGTAGATTTAATAAAATGGTGTCTTAAATATTATAGTAGAGAAGGTGATGTCATATTAGACTGCTGTATGGGGTCAGGGTCTACTGGAGTCGCATGTGTAGAGATGGGGCGTGAATTTATCGGTATAGAATTAGATGAGGATATTTTTAAAGTAGCAACTGAAAGGGTTATGGAAGCAAAGTTAATTTAATATGTTTATATATATATATGAGTGAATTTGTGCCAGCACACGACCTACAGATATTAAAAGTATTAGATCCACCACAAGAAAAAACTAAACCCCTACATCCTATGCTCCCTCAACCTCCTGCTCTTTTATTAATGATATCTCCGATTCGCACAGGTAAGAGCACAATAATTAGTAATTTATTACTGAATAGCGACTTCTTCGGTCAGGATTTCTTTGATGAAGTGATGTGTATAAGTCCTACAATTTATAATGATAAAACCTCCCGTTTTTTAAAAAAAGCATTTGATTGTTATGATGAATATTCAGACGAATTAATAGACCAAATGATAGATAAACAGAGTTCATATGAAGACCCCAACGATCGCCCTGACCTCGCTGTCGTATTAGATGATATTATCGGTATGATTAGAAGGGAGGCAAGAATTAATCATCTCGCATCCCGCTTTCGTCATTATAATATTAAATTATTATTAATGTCCTCACAAAATTATCGTGCGGTTAGTCCAGTCATCCGTTCTAATTGTACGCATATGATAATAGGTAGTCCGTTCCCGAATACAAAGGAGTTAGGCAAGATAGCAGAGGAGGTAGGCGATCAGTTCGGAGGAGCGGATAATTTTTTATCAATATATCGTGCTGCCACACCTAAAAAATATGACTTTTTATATTTAGATTTAACATCTAATCCTCCTCTCGCCTATCATAATTTTACTAAACTCGTGGCAAAGGGTGGTCAGGGTTATAATGATATGATTTCAGGGGGTAATTTTAATCTGGATGGAGCAGAAGCAGACGGCGAAGTCCCTAAATAGTTTTATAAAAATAAATTTTTTTTATGTTATTCATATTATAAATATGGAAATCAGTGGAGCAGAAGACCAGCAGAACTCTATGATGGAGGATATGGTGGGAGTTAATCAGTCTATAAAAAACCATAACGATGCGTTAAGACAGAAATATGAGGGTATGATTACAACCGCACAAGGTCAGTTCGGTCAGGCGAAACAGGCAACCACTGATAAAGGTATAGAGGAAGCAACTTTAAATGTAGGTGCGAAAGGTGCGAAGGCGGTCGCTTCATATAATGCTGTTAAAGCATCAGGGAGAAATTATTTCACTTCACAAGAAGCATGGGGCAAGGGACCCTCCAAAGTGGCAGGAGGGATTAAAAAAGGAGTAGGCAGTGCTCAGTCGGCAGTCCAGTCTGCTGGATCAGATTTTCAGGCAGGGTCAGCAGGGACAACCTCTAATGATCCGATGAGTGAAGAGTTCGCACAGGGAGGAGATAATGTCCGTCCTAATGTAGGTGAAACCCCTGAGGCAAGTGGTGGTCTCGGTGATGTTAATATTAATGAAGATTATAGTGGGTCTGCTGGTGTGTCTGCTCCTGCTTCTACTTCTACTGATATGGTAGTCAGACCATCAGACGCCCCCGCCACTAATTCAGCAGGGTCAACTGATGCATCATCTACGGGGACAGATGCCACTAATAATGTAGGTGGTGATGGTAGCACAAATGCCCCACAAAGTGAAGGCGGATCAGGTTCAGGGTCAGCAGGAGGCAGTGAAGCAGGAGCAGTGGACTCCGCTGCCGATGCTGGGGGTGATGCCGTAGGTGATATGGTTAAAAAGGGTCTCGGACATGTAGGTGGTATCGCATCCAAAGTCGGCACTACATTATCAGTCATAGGTGGAGTAGATGATTTAACACAAGATATTAGTGCTGGTAAAATCGTAGGCAATAATGCTGGAGAGAAAGCGGGTAATGTATTAGGTATTATGGCAGGAGCAACTGATGCGATTTCAGAGGCAGTGCCTATTTTCGCACCTCTCGGTGCTGCCTTCGGACTTTTTAGTGCCATCTCATCGGGTATCGGTGAAATAGAGGACAAAGATAAAAAAATAAAAGATGCGAAAGACGACCTCGCAGGTAAAGGTAAAGACCCTAACCCTAATCAGGCAGGAGTATCCGCACCATCTCTACAAGCACAGGGACTAATCGCATCACAGGGAGCACCCACAGCAGTCCAGCAGGCAAGTGTCGGTACAGGTTCATTTTAATAAAAAAAACATTCATTAATAAAAGTTATCATTTTTGATAATAAAACGCATCAGGGTATTTATTTTTGATATGATTTTTCATTTTTATTTTTAGACATGCTTTTTTGTTTTTTAAAGTCAATTTATTATCATTTTTGATAACTTTTTTATAAACTCAATATTTAAGTTTAAATTTTTATTATAGATTTTTATGTTATTCATATTATAAAATGAGTAGTTTTTGGACGAGCGATGACAAGATTCCTGTTAAGCAGACTAAGATTAGTATTCCCGCAGAGAATGGATTAGACTATAAACAAAATCAGTTAATTCATATTACCATCCCTCCTAATGTAAGATTTATTCAACCAAAAGAGACCTATTTAAAAATGGATCTACAGGTAGAATGTAATGAACAAGTCAGATTATTTTTAGACGCACAGAGCGGAGCACAATGTTTAATAAAAGACATTCGTATTTATTCTGGCGGAGCGGGGGGACAACTTTTAGAAGAGATACAGGACTATAATGTGATAACTGCTCTACGATATGATTATGAAGCAACTGACAGCATTAGACAAAAGAGGGCATTAACTGAGGGTGTTTCTCATTTTAACCCCCAGTGTCGTGGCACATTCATGGGGTTAAAGAGTGATTTAAACAATGTTAATAAAAATCCTTTTAATCGTGCCTATAAATCAGACAATCAAGTCTCGGATGCCACATTCGGGACTGGTGCTGGTGAAGAACTGGGTAATCAAAAAATTAAAGTCCTACTGCCGATACATACAGGCATTTTCCAAAATGACCGAGTCTTCCCAAGTCTATTAACTGAGGGACTCAGGGTGGAGATTTTATTAGAAAAGGCAAGTAAATGCGTGAGGGTGCTGGACACTACCAGCAGATTAAATCGTGTAGGGTGGTTGCCTCTTCTTCATTCTGTGGGTGAGACTGATACTGATGGCGGTGTGGATTATGATACCACTTCGGCGGTGGAACAGGGATGGGGTAATACTACGCTACAAAAGATACAATATGTATGGTTAAGACGTGATAATTCATTAATAAACAAAGAAAACTGCCCCTTCGTGGTCGGTGAATATATTGATTTAATTAATGTAACTAAAAATCCTCTGGCAGCGACGGCAGATGCCCGAGGTCTATATGTCGGTGGTTCTACCCTTTATGACTGCGTAGATCCCGCTTCTCCCAGTGGCATAACTGATGTAGGACTATTAAGAATTAGTGAAATTAAATTTTTCGCAGGAGACCCTTCGGATGGATCGGTTCAGGGTGGTAGATATGGTCTCACACGACTCACATTAGAACAACCAGCATACTCCCTCGCTACTTCTCCTGTTATGAATGGTGCGTCAGGTGAGTGGGCAGTCTTTTCTCGCTCAATCGCCTCTCGTCAGGTAGTCAAGACTGGTCTGTCTGCTCCCACTATTACATTTAATTATCAATTATCCAATGTAGAACTAATTGTACAAGAGTTAGAAATGCCACAGGGATATGTTAATAAACTAATGGGTATGATGAAACAAAATGGCACACTAAATTATGATTTCTTATCTCATACGAATTATAAATACTCTCAACTAAAAAATGATGTCGTGGCGAATATTAGACTCCCACTAAATCAATCAAGGGCGAAAGCGATTCTGTCTGTCCCTGCCGATAGTTCTATTTATGGAGAAGTCGCACAGGTCACTGGTAGCGACCTAAACTGGGGTGGTGGCACATCAATCGCAGGAGGACAGAAAAACTATAACGCATATAGTGTGGATGACTATTCATATAACAATAAAAATGTATTAAATTATGATGATGAAGAAGGGGTCGGCGGTAATGGCACTGGTGTCTATTGTGCTGACTGGTGGAACAATAGTGTCCGCTCAGGACTGGTGGGAGTGTGGGACAATTTAAAGCAGTATCAGTGGTTTTATAATGGTAAATTAAATCCGAGCAGACAGATAGATTGTAGTGCTGTCGCTACTGGTGGCAGTCTCTCGCAGGCATGGTGTATAGAAGCAGAGAAGGCACTGGCGATGTCGGGGATAAAACCTCTATCATTTAAGATGCTCCACGAGTCCGCATTTTTAGGACGAGCACTCGCACTACAAAATGGAGTATATGACACACGAGGACGTGATTTTAATTTACAAGTAGAATATAGTGCCTCGGGTGTTAAGAACCATTTATGGCACAATTTCGTCGCTCATATCAGGCGAATGTCTATTCGTGGCAATCAGATAGCATTATCTGTCTAATTATTATTATGAAATTTTTATTAATATTTTTTTTTAAATATCATTATTTTAATTTATTTTTTTTATGTTATTCATAATATAAAATGAGCAGTGTTAATTTAGAGATTACGCCGAGCAATGTCCTCTCAAACGGGCGAGTATCCTTCCATTCAGGTAATCCAGTTATATCGTTTATTATCGGAGAGCAAGACCGAATGTTAATCGGTCAGTCTGTTCGTCTGTGCGGTAAATTTCGTGCGTATAAAACGACTGGCGGAGATACTGATACGGATAGAGCAGTCACCGATGCGGATACTATTTCTATGAATTCACGCACAGGTATCTATGGATGTATTGACCAGTTAGTTATTAAAAGTCAACGCACTCATCAAACAATAGAGCATGTGAAACACTACGGCAGGTTCGCATCTACATTCCTACCGAGCACTAATTCCCTCCACGATGGTATCACTCATATGTCGGAGTCGTCCCTCGCTATCCCGAATTATGCTCTTTATAAGCAGTCTGTGCTGGATCTACCCAGTCAATATAAAACACAAAATTCATTCTGTGCTCCATTACCATGCGGACTCTTAAACGGAGTTTCCAATATACCGCTTTCCGCTGACTGGGGTCTGCAGGGACTCTTGTTAGAAATTCACCTCTCACCTGATTCTAATGTCCTCTTTTCTTCTACGGGAGCAGACGCAGCGACGGCAGCGATGTCTAATGCCTTCTATGAATTTAGTGATTTAAAACTCGTGTGTGAAGCAGTTAATCCGACCCCACAGATGTTAAAACAGATGCCCAACACTTTTGAGTACAATACCATCTCCTCATATTTCACATCTATTAATAGCACTCAGTCTGTTATTAATTTTAATTTAGGATTATCTCGTGTTCTCGGTGTATTTTGTAATTTTATTGAGAGTAATAAGATTAATAATTTAGAACACGATGGACTGGCGACAGACCATTTAATTAATAAATCTCCTGCTGGTGTCTTATCAAGTGCTCCAATCCGCCAGTTAGTATTTACTCGTGGGGGAGTTCGTTTCCCATTAGAGTACAATATTGATGACCTCGGTATTGATGGGACTACTCATAATGAAGTAGATAGTCAGATTGTTAGAAATGCTATGAATTCTATTAAACCCTTTTCATCTAATAATAAAGTTATGATTAACCCTGTTTCTACCTTCACACGAGGCAATGAAGGCACACCCACAGGACGTGATGTATTTAATGTGGATGGTGGCAGTGTCTATTCTGTGGGGATCGCATATGATGGCATCTCGGATCAGGGTGTAGACTTCTCTAACACCCAGTGGGGTATGAATATGACTACCGATTTAGATACCAACAATCCGCACGCAGTTTATGTCTTCGTCCATGCGAAATCTACTCTCGCATTTAATTCATCAGGACTACAAGTGATGTCTTAAATTTTTTATTAAGAACAATTTATTATGATACATAAATGCCATTAGATAAAAAAGGTAAACCAGTTTTATATAAACCATGGAGAAACACAGGAGCAGGTAGTAAAAAGATGTTTGTTTATGTTAAAGCAGACACTAAAAAAGGTTATAAAAAAATAGGATTCGGTTTAAAAGGGATGAAAGATTTTACGCAACACAAAGATAAAAAAAGGAGAGCATCATATCTCGCAAGAAGTGGGGGTATCAAAGATAAAAATGGTAATTTAACTAAAAATAATAAAAACTCGGCAAACTACTGGGCAAGAAAGGTTTTATGGTCGGCATAAATAAAAAACATATCTTTTATATTTGTTTAATTATAAATATGGGATATGGATCTAAACCACCAGCGATGAAAAAACCAGCAAGTAAGAAGACACGAACAGCAGTCAAGAACCCTCGTCCTCCTACTGCGAAAGAGAAAGAAGCAATCACAAATTTAAAAAAAATTATGACATCAAAAACAGGAGCAATTAAAACTGGCACATTAAAAGGTAGTGGTGCGAAGAGTACAAAAAAAGAAGTAGACAAAGAAGTCCCTACGGGATATGTAGTGATAGTCCGATCCAGTGATAGAAAATTTAAAAGGATGCCTCGTAAAGCATTTTCAGGAGCATTAGTAAGGGCGGATGTCCCTAAAAAAACAAAAGAGAACATGTTAAAAAAAGCACAAAGCAAAGATAGAGAAATATTTACATCAAATAAAAAACTATTAAAAGAAGTCGGTCTATAAAAATCTATAATTATTTTTTAATATAATTTTTTATGTTATTCATATTATAAAATGAATTCCTCTATGCCCCAAGCACCTGCCACCGCAACTCCGTCGCAAGAAATGACCCCTACGCCTACAGCACCGAGTGCTGGTCAGATACCGAATTTAATTAAAATCGGAGCAATATCCGACCAAGTCGCACAAGATGTAGAAAGTGATGTATTAGAACCTGTCGTTCAGAGCGAGAAGTTTATTAGATTTCAGTTACAAAATAAAGGGATCCTTCATTCACACTCAAAATTGATTTTTAAATTAGGTGCTGGTGCGACATCTTACCTGCCTTCTAATGTGGGGATCGCCTCTCTTATCCAGCGAGCGACTCTAAAAATCGGTAATAAGACTATTTCAGAGTGCGAAGATTTCGGGCATTTACAGGCATATAAATCTATGTTTATGTCTTCCGAGTCCATGCGTGAGCGACTAATGTATCAAACAGGACAAGTTATGTCCCACGAGTTCTGCTACACTAATGAAGGTGGAGCAGGTGATACTACGACTGCCTCCGCAAATGGTGGTGGTGCTTCTTCTACTGAGGCACTGGGAGTAGGTATAGATACTGGACAGAACTACGAAACATCCTCTGGTAGATGGGATGATGATGCGTGGGATTATAGTGTCGCTCAAAAGAATGTCCCTCAAAAATTTTTAAATTTAGAGAATCGCTTTTCAGACCATACTCCGCCTTCCTTCCAAATCGCCCTGAGTGAATTATTTAGTTTTTTAAAGATAAATCAACTCCCTCTATATATGATGCGTGAGTCCATACAATTAGAACTGGTATTAGTCGGTCAAAATGCGTCTGATGGTAGAGCATACACAGATGATAACGCAGCGACCCCTAATCCAGTGGTTTCATTAGATACAGGTGCTACTCGTATGATCGCCGATTATATCTACTTCCCACAGGAGATGATGGTTTCGTTCGCAAATGCCAATAAAAAACTACAATTTTCATATGTAGATTATCGCCTCTCAAAGCAGTCTGTAGATGCGGATACATTCACAGGCACACAGATTAGAAATGTAGGAGGTGCTGGACGAATGGTAACAAAAGTTATGTGGGGACTGGGTGATAGTGGGTCAGGGACAGGCAAGGCAAATCTTACTCCACTAAATAATTTTAATGCTCGGACTCCTACAAGAACCTACGGAGCACTACCTGCTGGTTATTTAACTAATAATAATGGACAATCTACATTTAATATTAAATATAATGATAACTTTTTATATCCTATTGATGTGAATAATAATGCTAGGCATTTTCATAATCTTGTACAGGCAGAGCAACTTGTTCCATATGTTAATAGAGAAGAATATTCAGGCGAGGGTGTCTCTATCACACGCAGAGATTTAAGTTCATACAATCAGGATGAAGCATTCGGTATGAAGTTCTTTCACGGGGCAGCGAGACTTCTCGCACAGGAGCGGATTAACAGCAGAGGCATAGAATTATATACGAAATATGACCCCCTACCTGCTGGCACTACCCTGACCCAGCGTGTCTATATGGAGATTGTAAGATATGCTGTTATTGAGGACGGGATCACTCA